ATAGCGTACCCAGCCTTGATAACCACAGGCAGAAAGCCCGACCGAAAGGACTAAGGCCAGACTTCCCGCCAGTAGTTTCCGAGTCACTTCCCCTGTAACCCGAAAGCTGCATCTTTAGGATTTAGCCAGCGTAGAACGACAGGCAGAACAGCGGCCGCGCCAGCTGTAAGAATTGCCTTCGGATCTGTCACACCCGCCAAGTAAACAGCTAGAGACGCAGCTGCGAAGCTACGCGCCCAGCTTGCGAGTAACGCTTTTAAGCTTTCCATCTTTCTTCTCCTTGATCTTCGGCTTCGCTGCCGATTGAGTAGGTACTTCGACGATCGGATAATCGCCAGCATAGGCGACGAACTTAGGTCGTCCGAAGCCTACGACTTCTTTACCGCTCCCGAATGCCCGCTCTTTAATCATTACCATTCCGCCGTTACGTTGATCGCCAGTTCCCGATGTATTACCTTCGATCGTGATAACAGTCTTCGCCTTAACTCCGACGACTATTCCGATGTGGCTAATACGGTCGACGCCATCATGCGGAAAGTCCATAAATGCAAGATCGCCGATTCTTGGATCTGATTCGACCCAGCGACTAACTTCTTTAAGCTTATGCGCTCCCGCAGCTGTTGAGACCATCGATGGAAGCTTTACACCCGCTTCATGAAAGCACCAATTTACGAAAGATCCGCACCAAGGTAGACCGTCGGCCTTAGTGAACTTTCCGTACTTCGTAAGATTGTCGCCTTCTTCGATCGTTCCGACTTCTGCCAGTGCTACTTCGACGACTGCCGCAGCTGTACCGATTGGGTATTTCATGGAGCTACTGGAAAGATAGCCGCTTCCGCTTGTCCGCCTTGCGATGGAAGATCTCTTAGAGCTTGGCGATACGTTGCCCATGCTGCTTTATTAACTGGAGAATCCTCGACCTGAGTCCAGTCTGAGTTAATAAGCTGAGCATTACGCCAGAGGCGGATCTGTTCCCACTTCTGTTCGTTAGTTGCATCTGGGAAATCTGGGTGAAATGTAAACGCCATTTTATGCCTCCTCGTAAGTGATAAAGAACTGTAAAACATCATTTGTTCCCCATGTGAACATTGATGTGAGATTGTCGTCCCAAGTTGCATAAGTCGCATTTGTTTTGATTGGACGGCACAAAACCGAACCAGTCGAAGCGTCGGCTACACCTGACGCCAAATAATTACCCGCGCCTGTGTCTGTTGCATTTATGCTACAAGTTGAGATGCTGTTATTTGTCGAAGGTAATCCTACATAAATCGCTCCGCTAAATGATGAAGTCGATCCTAAAACAAGTTTATAAGACACGAAGACAGTTTTTCCTACTTTTACGTAGCGAGCTGTTTGGGTTCCATTACCTAGAGTTATTCCTGTATTTGATGGCGTGTAAGTAGCCCATGTGTAAGTCGGAGCTGCTGTAGCTGCCCATGATGGAGCAGTCGCTCCGCCGTTGACTGTTAAAACCTGTCCAGCTGTTCCGATTCCTAATCGAGTAAAAGTACCGCTGCCAGTGCCGTAAATGACATCTCCAGCCGTAGTAATGGTAGTCGCCATCGAGTTCGTAACTGTCACCGATCCCGATGTGCCACCGCCTGAAATGCCTGTTCCAGCTACGACTTCGGTAATGTCACCGACATCATTTGTGACCCACACAAAATCCATGTCGGTATTAGAATTTTTAGCAAGAATTTGGCCCGATGTGCCACCTTTAAGATCGACTAAAGAAGCGTCGATAGCGTCGCCAAGATTTTCGATGGCTGTCGCGCCATCTTTTACGAGGTCTGTCGATTGTGGAACTGGCCAGAGAAAGTTCGGCGTGGTCGTAGTAATGATTCTCTCCTTCGTTATGCGACTATAAGCGTGTTTAACCAGATAAGTGTAGGGCTAAGAGTGTTCCAGCTTTCGGAAGCCGACACGTCGTTCCAGCGAGCCGCGTCGACTGAATAAGCCAGCGGAGTAACGTAAAGATCGATAGCCAAAGAGTTATAGCCAGCCGAGAATCTCCAGCCTTCTACGAAGCCTTGGAAGTTTGCTCCTATGTTTACTGGTAAATCTATAATGTTTACAGGCATTCCCATAAAGACACCGATAAGAGCGTCTCTATCGGAATCCGTTAGGTTAGGGCTTCCCAGCGGATAACGAATCGATTCGAAGTTAGCTCTAGGATAAGCGCGAAGAGCTAGATAAAAATTTGCTTGGCTTGTCGCATCTGCGCCGTTCTCTAATGTCGTGACTACGTTCTGAGCCAATAATCCATAAATTGCAATCGATTCGGGATCGCTGGCTGTGTGTTGATTGTTATTCTTATAAGTTATCGTCACTTCATTACGAACGTCGCCCGATCTAGTCGACGTCTGTAAGCCACTGGAATAAGCGTCTAAAGCTGAAAGGTCTACGTAACCATTTGTAGCTAAATAAGTCGCGCGATGTGTTCGATCTCCATAACTAATTCGACCTTCACTATCTTCATAGATGTAACCAAGTCCGGAAGTGGCTAAAGAAGCGATTAAAGAATAAACGTCTGTAACGCTGCTCGCTCTAGAAGTTAATTCGTAATCCCCTGGGCGGTCGATTTCGCCAAGTCCGCTATTCTCGCCGTTAATCCATGTTGTCGTTGGATTGTACGTAGCCCATGTAAGAGCTGCGGGAACTTCATTCCACGCTCCGTAAAAAAGGTCATTAAGAACGTCGTAAATCTGGTTTCCTTCATAATCTTTTGATAAGACGCCAGTAGTAAGAATTTTAGGTAAACGCGAAAGTGTGCCAAGAGCCGTAATGCTTACCGTCTGAACGAGTCCGCCAGTTCCAGATCTTTCTACTGTCGTGAGAATGTCGCTTACGCTTCCGCCGAAGATTGGAACTGGAGTAGCTGTTGAGTTTTGTACGTAAACAGTAATTCCAGAATTGATAGTTACCGTGACGGGAACGTCGTCGATGTTAAGAATCGATAAACTACAGTAACCCGCTACTGCTTGTTGATAAATGTTTCGACGGCCAGATTCTATCGTTAAATTGGCTAGAGTTATGTTTCGATACTCGACTCCATCAATAAGAACGCTCCAGACTGGAGTCCATAGGGTCATGGCGCGCCGACCAGTAATCCAGCTCCGCCAGTGCCGCGAGCTTCGGATTTGTTAAGTAAATCGACGATTGTTCTAGCTGCCGATTCTGGATCTCCTACGACGCCCATGTTTATCGTAATACGCTCGGCTGTCGAAAGTCCGCCTGTGGCTGCTGTTCTTGCAGCTGCGGCGTCTGCTCTAGCTTTACGAAGTCTTTCGGTCTCGGCTACGAGTTCGTTCTTTCTAAGGATTGCAGCTTGCATTCCACCCGAGAACGCTTCTAATGGCGCGCCTGTAAATGTGCGCGGATCTCCGTTTGGATCATAGAAGAAGTCTTTAGGATTTGTTACTCCGCCGCCAAATGGGTTTACTGGCGGCACTACTATTATCTCTTCTGGAACTACCGAAGCTTTTAGACCTTTTGAGCCGTCTCCGAATCCGAATAAGTTTGTAACAGGATTATTCTTTAAGTAGTCGATAACTTTCTTTACAGCGTTATAAGTGTTATTTAAGAACGTAACTAACTTAGAGAACGTTGTAACTAAGCCAGCGGCGATCGTTCCAATTCCTTCCAGTGCAACCTTAAACGCTCCGCCTAGAAGTGGGACTAAATACTTATCCGTAAACTCCCAGACTTTCTTTAAGAATCCGTAGAATGGCTCTAGCTCTTTGGAGTTATCCGAGATCGCCTTTTTAATCTTGTCGAATGCGGATCTAAGTCCTTCGAGAATTGGCCCGACGATCTTTCCGATCGCTGGAATGATCTCGTTATAAAGGAACTTCCACCAAGAAGTTAAGATCGGAAGTAAATCTTCCTTTATTACCTTAAAGATCTCGCCGAATGCTGGCCCAAGTGTTTCGCCCAGATTCTTAGCGAAGTTCTGTACTGCTGGGATTCCTTTGTCGACGAATCCAGACAGAAGCGGAGTAAGCGCATCGAGAACATAAGAACCTACAGTC